GTGCTTACAGAAACAGCAAAATGGGGAGCTTTCTCCAATTAATTAAACTGGTTGCCACGGAGTTATGTATGAACAATCGGACACGAACCAAGTCTGGTCAATTCCTCATACGCAGGCTACCAGGTTCTAACACAGTCTTGGCAATCAAGACTACAAATTCACAAGAACACATCTGGTTCTCATTGTTGCAGTGGTGCAAGAGTGATGAGGAACTCGTTATTTTTGAAGACAAAGGTAATGTCTTTAACAGTTATGAAGTTTGTCAAAATCAGGGGTTCAAGTTCTTGGCTAGCAGATTTTGGAGCTTCAAGCAAGATAGGCTGTCACACTTAGTCAAGTCTTACTCAATGGGACTGATCATGACTGCCTCCACTTTGAATTTCATGCAGACTGAGATGTCCTGCAGTGACATGAAGATAGGCATGCAGTTCAGTTACACTTTCCAAGTCTATATGAACCTCCAGCTCTTGTTTTTCCTAGAAAACAAGCCGTGCACGGAGAACCTGTGGACAAATTGTAGGTATGCCATAATGGAGTCTCTTTCACCGGCCTGTCTCCCCATAAACCCACATAAGGTTGGGTCCAAGTTGCCATCAGTCTACAGATCACGGTTTCAAATCTTCCTCAAGCACAAATTAGAGGAGCTCTGTGACACTCTTGTTGCAGAGCGCCCTAGCATTGCCCAGGGGATGAATGGCTGGGAGGTTTCTTGCCCATTCACTAAAGGCAAGCTAGGCTGCTCTAAACTGGTTAAAATGATGTTCTTCGGTTATCTGGTTAGCAAGGATCTCCAGGCAGAGCGAAACATGAGCTTCATGCTTGCAGAGAAGATTGCAGAATATGAATACAAATTCATTAAGCTGCTAGAACAGGGCATTGACGTTCACAGGAGGAGAATGTTTAAAAAGCCTGGATGGCATGAGTATGACATGACTTATATCAGCATACTCTCAAAGCAGTTGAGAGACAGTCTCGAACAGTGCTATGGTTCATCCTGGGAGAAGGTGATGCAGAGAAAAGTCATGCACAGTTTCTCTGGAGTCTCATTGTCAGAACTTACCACTTTGCATGCTAGCGCAGGTTACAAAGGTGAGAGTAGGGCAGAGGTATTCCAGGGGATAGAAGAAGAGGCAAAGAAGGCATCTCTCAATTTAGGGCAGTCAATTCTTGAAGTTTTGACGGATGAGTTAATACAGCAAGACACCCCAACTGCCCATGCACTTAAGAAGGTGATTAGTTCCTCAAGCAGCACCACAAAGAAGCAGAGAAATCTCGCCAAGAACGTTAAGAAGTTCAACTCCAAAAGGAAGAATCAATCTCTTTCCGGCCTCTCCAGAGCCATCCATTGGCGTTCAAGGCCTAGAGTCATTGAAGCGTTCATACTCTTCAGAAACTTATGCGTGAAGCAGGGATGGGTTTCAGAGGATGAATGCCGGCCCTTCAAGTTTCTAGTCCCTGCCCTTAATTTCTTACTAGCGAAAGACTCCATTTTCGTAGACTTGTTCAGAAAGCCTCAGCACGCAGGACTGAGAGAGATATATGTGATAGAGATTGCTGCTAGGATAGTTCAGTTATTTTTGGAGAGGATAGCAAGAATTTATTGCAGAGAGTTTCCTTCTGAAGTCATGGAAAATCCCAAAGGAAAGTACGAGTTGGTCCTCGAAACCTTCAAAGAGGCTAGGGAAAAGTTCCCAGCTGGCTATGTCACTCTATCCACCGCAGCTGATGCATCAAAGTGGAACCAAGCCCACTTTGTTCCAAAGTTTTGTGAGTTCATGATGAAGATAACGCCACAACTTCTCCACCCATTCATTTTTAATAGCATGCAATTATGGACTAAAAAAGAAATCATGCTGCCAGTGGATCTTCTTGCTAGCTTTCAGTATCATACAGCCACACAATCTTCAAACCCGTCTTACTTGAGAATGAGAAAAGACTTCTTAGAGGGTAATGCACCATTTAACCTGGACACACCAACCATGAGAGTCGAGAGCGGAATGATGCAGGGAATCTTGCACTTCACTAGTTCACTTCTTCATACTGCTCACCAGCTAAGGTTGAA